TAGCGATGATATGATCGGCGACGTTACAGACGGCGAAGAAGACGATAGCGAAGACCTATCAGATGAAGAGCAAACAGATCGTATTTTAGATCTAGAAGATGCTCTAGAAGAATTAAAAGCAGAGTTTGAACAGCTAATGGCCGGCGAACAAGGCGAAGAGCCAGGAATGGACATGCCAGGCGAAGAACCAGGAATGGATGCTGGAATGGGCGACATGGACATGGGCGCACCAGAAGAACCAGTTGACGAATTACAACGTTTCATGGAATATGTTGACAAAGTAGCACTTCCAAAGCACGGTGACAACGGTGCAAACACTAAGTCAATCGTAGCTGGTAAGAACGATATGGGCGGTACAACTGCTAACATCGCAAAAGGCGGAGAAGCTAAAGGCGAAGGTACTAAAGGCGGATTACTAAACCCAGCAACTAAAGAAGACAACGCAGGCAACATCAATGTTCCAGGTGGTAATGCTGGTAAGACAGCATTCAAGAAGAAAGAACCAGGCCATGGTGCAGAGAAGAAAGGTGCCGGCGACACAGCTCCAGATAAGAAAAGTCTTATCGGAAGCAGATAATTTAAACAGAGACTACTAAAATATGTCTTTATACCTCCGAGAGAATCTCAGTTTCAACGAAGCAAAAATGGTCGTTGAATCTGATGACAAAGAAGGAAAAAACTTGTATATGTCTGGGATTTGCATCCAAGGCGGTATACGTAACGCTAATCAGCGTGTTTATCCTGTGCAAGAGATTGGCAAGGCTGTCAAAACCCTTAACGATCAGATTCAAAACGGCTATTCAGTTCTCGGGGAAGTGGATCATCCAGATGATCTAAAAATTAACCTGGACCGCGTCAGTCACATGATAGTAAACATGTGGATGGACGGTCCAAACGGTTACGGGAAGTTGAAAATACTTCCTACCCCAATGGGACAACTAATTCGCACAATGCTGGAAAGCGGCGTGAAGTTAGGTGTCAGTTCACGCGGATCCGGAAACGTCAAAGATGACGGATCCGGTGAAGTTTCAGATTTTGAGATTATCACAGTAGATATGGTAGCTCAACCTAGTGCTCCTGGAGCATACCCAACACCAATTTATGAACACTTGATGAACAGTCGTGGTGGTTTTAATGCCTTGCGTATAGCGCAAGAGGTGAAAGGTGATCCTAAAGCACAACAATATCTCAAAGAGAGCTTATTAGGAATAATAAGCAGACTCCAATAACAAGGAGAATCACATGTTGGATGCACTAAAAACACTATTTGAAAACAATGTGATTTCTGAAGAGATCAAAGCATCAATTGAAGCCGCTTGGGACGCGAGAATCACAGAGAATCGCGAACAAGTAGCTCAAGAACTACGCGAAGAGTTTGCTCAAAAATATGAGCATGACAAGCAAACAATGATCGAAGCTGTTGATCGTATGATCACAGATCACCTATCACAAGAGCTTGTTGAATTTGCCGATGACCGTAAGCAATTAGCTGAAATGAAAGTCAAGTATGCTCAAAAAATGAAAGCAGATGCTGCACTAATGAAGGAATTCGTTAGTCGTCAACTAGCTTCAGAAGTTAAAGAGCTACATGAAGATCAAGTCGTAATGGCTGAGAAATTTGGTAAATTAGAACAATTCGTAGTAGAAGCTTTGGCAGAAGAAATCGCCGAGTTTTACAAAGATAAACAGGACCTAGCAGAAACTAAAGTACGCTTGGTTCGTGAAGGTCGTGAACAACTTGCGAAGGTAAAACAACAATTTGTAGAACGTGCAGCTAAGATGGTTGAAGGTGTTGTAACTAACGGTCTAAAGACTGAAATTACATCACTAAAAGAAGACATCGAAGCAGCTCGTCGTGCAGATTTTGGACGTAAACTATTTGAAGCATTTGCTCAAGAATATCAAGCGTCATATCTAAACGAGAAGTCAGAAACTGCTAAATTACTCAAGGTCATAGACATGAAGACTGAAGCTGTTCAAGAAGCTGCACAAGCAATTGAAGAAGCACAGCGAATCGTAGAAAGTAAAGAAGCAGAGATTGCAGCTTTGAAAGAAGCGCAACACCGCAAAGAAATCATGAATGAGTTACTTGCTCCGTTAAACTCAGAGCAACGTGAAATCATGTCAGAGTTAATGGAGAGTGTGAAAACTGCAAAACTTAATGAAAGTTTTGAAAAGTATCTCCCAGCTGTAATAGCTGGAAAAGCTCCGCAGAAGAAACAGGCACTTGTAGAGGCAAAAGAAATTACAGGAAACAAAGTTTCCAACAGCACACGTAGCAGTGAGGATGAATCAAATATCGTAGACATTCGACGCCTTGCTGGACTTAAAATTTAAGGAGAAATTTAAATGTCAGAACTACTTACAAGCCGTTGGTCGGAGACAAAAGAAGCTCTTTTAGAAGGCCTACAAGGCACTAAAAAATCAGTAATGGGCGTGACTCTAGAAAATACTAAGAAGTATCTTCAAGAATCTGCTACAGCTGGTGCCACTTCTGCCGGCAACGTTGCAACACTAAACCGCGTGATTCTACCAGTAATCCGTCGTGTTATGCCAACCGTTATTGCTAACGAGTTGGTTGGCGTACAGCCAATGACTGGCCCAGTTGGTCAAATCCATACATTGCGTGTTCGCTATGCTGACACATCAAGCAATGCTGGTGTAACAGCTGGTGAAGAGGCACTAAGCCCATTCAAGATTGCTGAAGGCTATTCAGCTGATTCAACAGGTCGTGCTGTTTCTACAGCAACCCTAGAAGGTCAAGCTGGTAAGCGTATGAGCATTCAAATCTTGAAACAAACAGTTGAAGCTAAAACTCGTAAATTGTCTGCTCGTTGGACATTCGAGGCTGCTCAAGATGCACAAGCCCAACAAGGTATTGACATCGAAGCAGAAGTTATGGCTGCTTTGGCTCAAGAAATCACAGCTGAAATTGACCAAGAGATCCTAGCTTCATTGCTAAGTCTAGCTGGTTCAGCAGTTGAAACATTTGACCAAAACGCTGTTTCAGGTACAGCTACATTCGTTGGTGACGAACACGCAGCTTTAGCTGTTCAAATCAACCGCGTAAGCAACTTGATCGCTCAGCGTACACGTCGTGGTGCTGGTAACTGGGCCGTTGTAAGCCCATACGCTTTGACAATTCTACAAAGCGCAACAACATCAGCATTTGCTCGTACAACAGAAGGTACATTCGAAGCTCCAACAAACACCAAGTTAGTTGGTACATTGAATAACGCTATGAAAGTGTATGTAAACACATACGCAACTGATACAACTGATATCCTTATTGGTTATAAAGGTTCTAGCGAAAGCGATGCAGCAGCATTCTACTGCCCATACATTCCATTGATGAGCAGTGGTGTTGTGTTAGATCCATCAACATTTGAACCAGTCGTTTCATTCATGACACGTTATGGTTATGTTGAGTTGACAAACACAGCTTCTTCTCTAGGTAACGCAGCTGACTACCTAGGTCGTATTGCTATTAGCAACGTTTCTTTCAAGTAATTTTTACTTTACAAGAAAATGTCAAAGGGCTCTTCGGAGCCCTTTTTCATTTGTAGCTAAATACATAGTAATGACTTACATGGTGTAAGTTTTATGCGGTAACCCACCGCGTACGGCCTAGAACGCCGTTTTTCAAGGAGAAAACAAAATGGGACGTCCTTTAAACAAAAAATATTTTGCCAACACTAACTATCAAGATTTTGGTACAGCTGGTGTAGGCGGAGAAAGCGTAGCATCAGTTCCTAATGCTACAGGTCTATCAGGAATGACTGCTGGTGGTCCATATACTATTGCTGCTTCTGATATTAGTGCTCCTGATATTCCTGGCGGTGAAAAACCAGTATTAACATTTACAGCAACCGGTGCTACAGCAGGTACTGTTGCAGTTGTATCAGCAGGTTCAGGTTATACAAGTGCTCCAACAGTAGTTGTTCGCGGTGCTCTTGCTGGTGGTTCTGGTACAACTACAAAGACAGCAGTACTAACAACTGGTGCATCTGCTCGTCAAAACGGTATCACTGCTTATGCTTATATTCCAACAGCCGACGGTGGTTCTTCACGTGTTGTTGCTGATATTGTTAAACAAACTAATGATCGTCGTTACAAAGTTAAAACTGCTCAAGGTACTGGCATTTGCCAACTAAGAACAGATGGCGGCAACGGAGCCGGTACTATGGATATTACTGCTTACGACAGCGCAGGCGGTGAATATTGGGTTTGGAAATTAACTGCTCGTAAAGTAGTTGTAGTACAAAAAGGCGTCGGCGGCGGCTCACAATTTGCAACTGGATCAAGTGTTCCTTGGACATTTGGTTCTGCAACATTGAACTATTCAGTTCAGATTGCTAATGCCTAAATGAATATTGGGAGCTACGGCTCCCATTAAGGAATTTTAATGTCAAAGATATTAAGAGTTAGCGAAAGCGACTATAGAATTAAA